AGTGAAAACAGGTGATAGCCACCCGCGGCAAAAGCCAGCATGAGTAGCAACTCATAGGCGCTTCGCGGTGTCTCTCGTTGGTGGTAGCCGATGTACAATAACAGCGGAGCCACGACGGCAACATGGAGAGCATTCACCCATGCCGCCGACGAGCGACTCTGGAGCCGTACAACCAGTCGCCAAGCATGGTAGACAAGAATGATGCTGCCGATCACGAACAGCGCCTGATACAACCAATGCGGTGTAGCGGCACGCGAGATACCGACAAACAGAAACAGTGGAACAACAAACAGAAGGTGGATAAGAGCAAGCATAAAATGAGGGTCGGCGGCCATCTATATTAAGGCGAGTTTAAAAATATCCGCCGCCGCCTTCCCCTTTTCACCACGATGGAACAGGCTCGCAATGAAAATGACGAGCACCCCTACATAGGTCCATCGCACCACAGGAATACGAAACAGCGCATCCGTCACGTAATATCCCACTACCGCCACCACGACAATACCCACCGCATGCTGCCAGGTCAACGGGTACATGTTTTTGTGAATCAAGGGAGCAAGTTCCATCAGATAATCCATTTGTATGGTATCCTCTAGTAGAGGCTACGATAGAAATGCGCTTGTTGAAAAGGAGCGCCCAAAAAAAATTGAAATGCGACGCCATCCTAAAGGAAGCAAGACGACGACCCATCATGACCTCCTTTGATGTCACCGAAATTGTAGCCGCCGTCACACGCCTCCAGGACATCAACCGTTGCTCTACCTGTCACAACCAATACCAAAAAACCTGGTGTCCCATGGACCGTGCGGCCTGCTTCTTCTGTAAAACGTATGCACCGCACCCCTATGTCTACACCGCCATTCTTAGGGATGCGGAGTGGTATTCCCTGAAACACGGAGTCACCACCGAAGAGGAGAAAAAGAACTTTTATGAAGGCTACGTGGAGGCCGCACAACAGTGGTGCCAGGTGTATGGCATCACGGCTACGAGGGATGACAAGATAAGGGAACGGGAGTTGGTAGAGCACTAAGAGGTGGAAATAAGGGGAGCTGTCGCATGTTGATACACCCCCAACACACGCGCAGAAGGGTCCATATACTCTGTGACCTTTTTGCCATCCGCCGACCACTTCGGCTGCCAGTATCCAGGAATGATGTCCTGACGATGCTCCCCAAATATCTCACAGAACACGCGACGGTAGTAATACGCTTCCTTGGTTGTCGGTGTACAATAGGGGTATTTCTCTGCCACCCCTGCCATCTCTTTGTCCGTGACTTTGTCCTCTACCCATTCTTGAATGATAGAAAACCATGATTTCTCTTTGCTGCTAACTGCATCGCTGAACGCCTCCTTTCCGCGTGTCCTCACTTCCTCAGGAAGAATCCCCGTTCCTGCGAACGCCTCGCGCAGCCACCACTTCTCCATCCCCTTGTACGTCGGCATGCGCTTCTCCGCCTCCACACACCAATAATTTTCAATGAACTGCGGGTCCAGCAAGGGAACGCGGCCCTCCAGCCCCCATCGTGCGATACAACGGTCGGCACGCTTCACATCGTAGTAGTGAATCTTGCGAACATAATCCTTCGCCGCATAGTCCAGTTCCATGCCATTGGGTGCATACCAGTTAAACAGGTAGGAGGAGCAGACTTCATCCGGTCCCTCGCCGACCATCACCACTTTACAGTCTGTTTTCTCGCCAATGTGTTTACATACCAAATACTGGCCCACGGAGGCGCGAACCGTCGTCGTATCCCAGGATTCAATCGTGCGAATGACATCAGGAATGGCTGCCAGTGCCTCTTCAGGTGTAAACATGACTTCCGTGTGATTGGAACCAATATGTTTCGCCACTTGACGAGCAAATGTCAGGTCCGTTCCCTCGGCCATGCCGCAGCAGAAGGTGCGTATGGGCTTCCTCAGAATCTTCGCCGAAATCGCCGCGACCAGACTGGAATCCACGCCGCCTGAGAGCAAAAAGGCGAACGGCCGATCGCCATTGAGCCGACGACGCACGGAGCTCACCACGGACGACTGAATCAAACGCAGCTTCGTCGCATCATCGGCATACTCGTAGGGTGAACGCTCGTGGTATACGCCTGTAAAGTTGTCATCCTGTTCCACGACGCACCCTATTTCGTTGACATGATACGTGATGATGTGACCAGGTGGAAATTCCTGGAGCACCCCGTCAAACGACAATCCACCCTTTATCTCTGAAGTAAAGAATAGCATGGGGTTACCCTCCACATAGGGGCAGTAATACAGCGGCCGCACGCCGATTTCGTCGCGCCCCACCACCACCTTTTTCAGGTTCTTCAAACGGTCAAATTCAAATAACGTAAACGCAAACTCGCCACGTACCTTGTCCTTAATAAACTGGTTGAAATCCCCCTCATCACCGAAGGTCGTCCGCATCTTGACGTAACACTCCAGAACGGTCGCGCAGTCATTTTTATCGTTCGGCAGGTCATACTCCTCTATCAGCTCTTTGTAGTTGTAGATTTCACCATTGCACAGGAAGACAATGGTACGAAGGTCGTCCTCGTAGATAAAAGGTTGGTTGGACGAGAACGTGTCATCAATGATGGCAAGGCGGTGGAAGCCAATGGTGACATTGTTGTAGGTTTCAAAGTAGGAATTATCAGGTCCGCGATGTTTCAGTTCATAAAAATCGCGGAATTGTTGAACAACGTCCCATGTCTTGGAACCAGTGGTTGTATTAGACGCAGTCAGCTGAACGAGAGACCAGATGCCACACATGATGACTACTACTCAAATACGCCGTTCATGCTTTAGATGATGAAATGCCTATCTCGGAACGCGATGCGTACCTTGAAGCCTACGCTGAAACGCCTCCAGTCCCAGCAATGCATCCGCCTGTTCTAGCGCCCCCTCTACCCACGACTGGCGCAGAGAAAACGACTCACCGCACACAAAGAGTCCAGGTATCGTCTCGGACAGTGGATGGAGGCTTTGACGACTCTCTTTCTCCACATCGTAGGCGCCAGGTGTCCAGTAGGTACACCCGTCCGTCCATGGGTGCATTTTGAAAAACAGTGGCGCAGGAATGTCACGGTCAGGGAACAGGCGGCGAGTCTTTTTTAACACCGCCTTCTCCACCTTCTGAGGGGTCGCCATGTTCATCATCATCCAGTACATGGCATCGTCGCCCTCAGTATAGGAAATCATAATGATTCCCTTCTCTTTGTCATAAGGAATCACAAACCGCAACGGTGAATCGGTCACAATCTTCGGCAAGTCATGGAACCAAACCTTGCCATCCGCGCCTTTGGGGAACACCGCGTACATTCGGACCAAGAAGGGTTGTTCCAGATGCGAAAGCACGGGCAATTGTTTCACACCCGCAATCCCTCGCATTCCACGAGCATGAAGGGCAAGTACCACCGTGGTACCGAGAAACACGCGTTCCACTTTCTGCCCGTCGCACAATGTTTCCACCGCATGAACTTCGGTCCAGTCGCCGCCCTTTTCTCCCTCCCCCTTTGCCACGCCAGTAACGTCCATATTCATGAGTATCTCGCCGCCAAGCGAAAGGAACTCCTCGCGCATCTTCAACGGAATGGCCTGATATCCTTCCACGCAGACACCGAATCCCTCATTGGTTCCCATTTCCTCTTCAAAGGCACGTAGCGCCAGGTCCGCACGCATGACATGAATCTCCGCAAAATAGGGGAACTGAATGTAGAATTCCCTTGCCTTCTCCTCGCCGAGGGTTTTGACCAGGAGTTCTTCCAAGGTATGGGAGGCAAGCACTTCCTGTGATAACTTAGTCAACGGTGACAAGTAGATGTGAAGCAACTGGTAAAACTGGTCAGGTTCCATGACAGGCGGAAAGACTCCGCGGCGTGTGGAGATGAATTTGGTCTCGCCCTTTGTATGCCGAAAGGTCAGACCATAGCGTCGCATAAGACGCAACACTTTCCGATGTATCGTGGAAATACGACCTGCTCCATTTTCCCACTGGACATCTCCCACTCCCTCCACCTTTCCATGGTAGGTCACCACGCGCCCACCCACGTAGTTGTATTTCTCTAAGATGCAGCATCGCAGAGATTTATGCCGTTTCAAGGTTTCAATCCCTACACGAAGCCCTGCGACGCCTGCACCGACAATAACGACATCGTACGCCCTATGCGAAGCATAGGGGTCTTGCCCCAGTCCGAAGGTCTGGAGGTCGTAGCAACTAGACATGCTTCAATCCTTGTATGGTTCTAGATAAAAAATAGAGTTCTATCATACAATGTGGTGTATGGTTTAGATAGTGTGAATCAGCTTATTGTGTTAGACTTTCTAACAATGCCTGCTGCAGGTCTTGGAAGAATCGCTCCGCATGGGTGCGGCTTTCCGCGTCGTCTACCTCGTCTACATCCTCTTCGGATGGCAACAGTGGTATATCCCCTGCCAGTATCTCTGGTGTTGGCGGCCTCTCTATGGCGGCAGTGGCAGTGGCAGCAGTGGCGGCAGTGGCGGCAGTGGCAGCAACCATAGGAGTCCGTTCGGCCTCCACCCGCGAAGACGCAGTAGAACCCGTATGTATGACATCCTTTTCTCCATATCGTCTATGAAGAATGTCGTAGCGCATGTGATGGTTGTAGGAGGATACACTCATGCTGATGACGGGTACAGCGTACCGATGCCGAATACTGATTTGACGGAAGGCGTCGTTGATCATGTCTATCAGCGCCGCACTTTCCGTATAAATCTGAAAGAGTAGTTCTCCAAGGACCTCTGTGGGAGCAGTCGTAACCGTGCCGTGTGCTGGATTGTGGTAGTTCTGGAAGCGATTGAGAAGTTCCACGGCGACCATGCGGAACGCCGCAAACACTTCCTGGACTTCGCGGTCCCTCTTTCGTTTGCGCTCCAATTGCGCGAGGAGTTGTCCCCATCGCTTCTCGTCGTAGTCGCCGAGGAGGAATGACACGTTGATGCGATTGCCCGCGTCCTGGGTCAAATGCGTCTGCCAGTTACGAGTGGATACATCCTGGATTTCCATACAGAGACGGTGGAATTCAAAGAACTTACGGTCCAAGTGGGGAGGATAGATACCAGGACAACGCGACTTCAATGTCTCGTGGAAGTCGCGGGGCACACGGCGGAGTTCCCATCCTGCGGGATAGCCACCACAAGGGACGTCGGCGGGGTTCCGCGTGTTGGTGTGTCCATTACGTCGCAACCATTCAAAGTAGTGGGGATTGTGAATGACGCCCGAGGTAATCACTTTGCCAGTTCCCCAGTCAAAGGGCGTTTGACAGGAGACACAGAACATTTGCTGGCAGTTTCGGACGCAAGTTGTATCAGAAAGTACAAATCGTTTATTGCCATCCACTGCCCAGCCATAGTATGACCCCCGTCCAACCTCCGTGACCCGAATACTACACAGGGTGCGCTTCCTATTAGATTCCTTATATCCAAAGAGTTGCTGTTGAATGGATAATGACAGAGCCTTATACGCATGAATGGGAATTTCATACACGCCATCTGCCATACGGAACGATTCCACCGAAGAAGCATCTTCTCCACGATAGAGAAGGACGAGCGTATGCTCGCTATTCACCACGTACGTCATTCCATTATGTTGTGTAACTTGATACATGGTATCGGTTCCTTCTACCGTGCTAATTACTGTGCGCTTGTTTCCATCATCGCCGACCAGTATATCACCCAGTGTAATATGCTGAGACATCTTCACGCCTCCATTCCAACACAGAATAGGAGTATTTTTCGCAAAGCACCCCTCGGATTTCGTAATAAAGACGCCACAATTCGGGCACGGTTTGGAGTCTTTGCGTAGTAAATCGGCGGTTTCCACGTCCTCCTTGCGGCACTCGTGAGGGTCGTCAGGCTTCTGTCCACGCGGCGTAAAGCACTTATTACAGGAGTAGTACTCGCACAGGGCGCACTTCCAGGCAGTACTGAGGAATCCCTGACAGCCGTCGCGGGTGCAGCGGCGAATGAACTTCTTTTTCTCTCCTGTCGCCAAGCTTCCAGCCGCTGCACTTGCATTCTCGCCCTCGTTTTCTTCCTCTTGCGCGTCGCC